CGTATAGGATGGGAAAGTAGAGACATTAGCGGAAACTGGAAACCAGTAGGTATTATCGATACTCCCTTGCATAGCGATGCCCGCCGCGCTAGTAACTGACGTATTAACTGAAGAATCAAACTTCAGATAGTCGAGATAAAGACCCGATACATTATCCGTACTTGAACCAATACCTTGGTGCTGAACACGAACAGATACGTTTCCTCCCGTATAATACGATGAAGCGGCTAGATTTGAATAATTGTACCATTGGGTACTATTTGGCTCCATTTTTCCAAGATTAACCCAAGCGGTTCCGTTCCAAATATCAATCGTTGCATTATTCGACAAATTCTTATTTATGAACGCGCCATAAATACTTAGATTGAAAACGGTCCCGCTTGCACCTAAACTAGAGTTGGTGATGTTGATCGTTACGTTGTACGCTGTACTAACAGAACTATTCCGAAGAATCGTCCAGTTAAACCCATCTAATTTTGTTAGATTTGTCGAACAAACACCGATAGCATATGAGCTATTAGTGCATGAAATTGGGGTATTAACGTTCAACGTGTTGGTTTGATTAACCTGCGAGCCCCCAAAGAAAGCAACAAAAACATGTCGTGAGACCGCATTTTGAAGCTCGAATGTAGAGGTAAGCCCATTCGTAGTATTCATGAAGGTATTACTACGATCTGGAAGGGCGGTATTTGCAATACAGGTGGCGGTGAATATCGCCAGCATGAGAATCGTAATCAACCATTTCATCAATACCACCAACTTTTTATCTTAGAAATAAAAAAAAATTAGCGGTGCATGAGAACATCATACACACGCGTTTTATTCGAGTTGCCTGACCCGCCTAAGGTGATAACACCCGTAGAAACTACCCATGTGGGCTGCTCTTGAACGCAAGTATCTTCATCAAAACCTAAGATACTCGCAATAGAACCCTGATACGTAGTGGATGGAATTGTAATCGTATCCGCCGTATCTGCTGTCGCAGCCGTTTCAATAATCAAATGGTAGTATTTAGATTGACCTAAAGCGGGGACTAACCGCGTGAAAGTGCAGCCAGAGGTAATGTCTCCCATCAGCTACACCTCCTAAATTCCTTCAAGAACGAGCGTGTGAACTCCCGTCGAGATGGTACCCAAAGTAACTACTAAGCTACTCCAAGTCGCAGTTTTGACTACCCCTGTGTCGTCATTAACATACACTGACCAAAGAGTAGTGAAACCCTGAAGGGACGCGTCATAGGTATAACCCGTTGCCGCAGCGGCATCCGTCCGAATTACTACGCGCTTAACTCCCGCATTGGGGGAAGCCTGACGCGCTTCTGAAACCGTGATTGCTGTCATTTACATCACCTTGTAGATTGATATTGAGGGGATAGGCTCCCACTCATGCCAGACCATAAATCTTGCAGTTGAATTGCGGCGCAGTGCAAATCAGTGCTTCGTACACCTTGACCATGAATTTGTACGAGTCGTTCGTTTTCGCTAGTTCCTCGTAGGTCAGGTCTTGCAGCATACGCATCTGCCAAGTCGAAGAATCCATGACTGCCATGGTCTTGCTGTTAGCACCCGTTGGAGAGAATCGAGACGGGATGATTGGTAGGCCTTCAAAGATAACCGTTTGGTAACCCCAAGCGATTTTATCCTGAGGGACTACACGTTGATAATCTTGCAACAGAGCTTTAACATCATCAAGCGTCTTAAAGTCTGTAACAATCATATCGGGGTTGCCTTGACCTAAAGTTGCAGAGGCATTAGCCGTTCGAGCGGTTCGAATTGCATCACGAATACCTCGAGTAGAACCCGAGATTTCAATCGTGGTGCTGGCCGCGTTTTGAGTGTTGATATCGGTGGTATTCAAGATACCGTCGTATTCAGCACCATTAGGAGCAGCAACACCCGTATAACCCGTCGAAGAGGTAGTTGCATTACCATTCAACATTGTGTACTCTTCAATATAGCGCAACGTTTTGGTTTTGTTCATGACTTCCAAGTTCAGAGCGTCAATATAGTTGGTCGAGAGATACGCTCTGGATGCAGCCATGTAGGGGCCAGTTACTCGACCACCTTGGTACGCGAACTTAATCGCAGTTGATTTACGCGTGTACGAATCATCTTTCTCAGTGATAGCGCAATCTTCCACGTTGAACCCACCAACACCACGCTGGGTAAGTTGGTTGAACTCAGCGGTTCGGCCATAATTGGTAACACGAGGGATAAGCTCAATCAAAGGCGTTAAGCGACGAGTTAAGTCGATAATGCTCGGGTCCACGTATAGAGGAATTAACGCTTTATCAGAGGTTCCAGCAGCAGCGTTCAGAATCGAAGCTGATTTCTGAAGGTCCATGCCGGATTTCTCCATCATTCCTTTAGCGAGGTCGGCGCGAATATCATATTTCCGCATACCATCGGAATACGTTGCGTGGTCAGGGAGGATATTGTCGTTCCCATTCTCAAACTTGCATGCCATCTTACCGAGTGTGGCTAAACTCTTTTTGAGTTCAATTTCTTCCATTAACATCACCTTATTCGTATGTTTTCACTACTTTAATGAAGCCAGATTGGGCTTCAGATGATTTTCCTTTTTCGATCTGCTTTTCAGAAGCGTTTTCTTCAGAAGCAGGCATGGCCTTTGAGCGAGAATCTAAGGTTTTATGGAGTTCTTCGATACGCGCGTTAGCGACTGTTATTTGTTTCTCGAAACCAGTCTTTAGAACCTCCTCGCGGGCTTGGTAAGACTTCTCGATAGCATCTACCCGCGTTTGAACCTTAGAATCCATTTCAGCTACCGCTTTCTGAATCATACCATCAAATTCAGTTTTTACTGAAAGAGTCATACTCGCCAGATCGCCATGAGTTTTTGGTGCGCCTTCGATTGCAAGTGGAGAACCGCAAGAGGCACACTTATCAATTACTTTATTACAGTGCCCACATTTCATGAGGTATTTATCAAGAACTCCCGTTGGCTTGCCCCCATGCTCACCTTGCTCTTCAGAAGGAGTTTCTTTTCCTTCATGAGCAGGAGTTTCTTTTGTAGGTTCTTTCGCAGCTTCTTTTTTGGGTTGTTCTGGAGTGCTAACCACTTTTTCAGTTTGTTTGTCGGTTTCTGTGTTCATTTCACCAGCCTCTTCTTTTTTGTTCGGTTCAAACGATTTAGCGATGCACTCTGAGATGGTTGCATCGGGGTTGGCGGGGATCCCAACAACTGAAACTTCGTAAATATCAACATCTTTGATAATACGGACATTTTTCCCGAGTTTTTCATCGAATTTGTTCTCCCAATCGAGAACTTTTCCACCAATAGAAAATGATTTCAATAGACCTTCGTTTATTTGGGTGATAACGTCTTGCATCCCAAGAGCTTGTGTTGGGACTACATCAACATATACCGTATCGCCCCTCACTTCTGAGCTTTTAACAAAACCGACGCCCAAACCCTTCGTATCGTGGTTAAAGAAAACTGTGGAGTTCTTCCGAAGCCCATCCGCGATTTTAGGGAGGACTGATTTATCCATCCTCTCTGTGTCTCTATCAATAGCCGTAGAAGAAGCGATGCCTCCGAAAATTCTAAGTCTCCCACCAGTTGCGTCTTTTTGGAATGGGAATAGCAGTTCAAACTTATTCATATCTGAGCGGAATTACAAGTAGTATAAAAAGCTATCGGGATTATTTTGGAGTTGAGGGGTCAGTTGGCTCAGGTTTAGCCGCCGGAGGGAGTATAGGGCCATTTGGCTTTTTTTGTTGAGTATCGTCGTATTCGTAATTCTCCCCACGCATGACTCTTAATTGAGCTTCGGCGATTTGTCGTAATCTTGCGCGGAAATCTTGGCGCATCTTAGGATCAAGAAGTTCGTGCTCGGGTTCGACGGCCCCATAGGGGTAAGTTTTGAATGGATCCGACTTCAAGAAGTCAGAATCGGCACTCTTATTCGCTCTAGTCTCGTTCGCTTGTTCGACATTTAATCTTTCCGCATTTTCAGCCCTAGACTGACTTTTTTGGGGGTTTGCAGATAAATTACGATTATCTGGCTTCTTTCCAATCGTTTGGGAACCAGAAGCGGCGTTCTGGGCTTCCTGCTGCTTTTGTTGGAGGACGTAGATTGGGGTATCACCAACTGAAGAAGTCTTACGATCCACTTCGCCAGTGAAAGAATCATACCTAACTTCATCATCTTCAAGCGAGGGTTGGTCCATCGTATCTAAGATTTGGTTCGGAGTTACATATGGGATTGTACTCATAAGTTGAGCCATTTGCGCGTATTTAAGTCGTTCTCGTGAGTTTTCATCTCCAAATTTGAAGGTTACATCTGAGAAACCGAAATTAGCCTCGGTGAGTAAGCCAACTGTTATCGCATCTTGAATCATCATGCGTAACTTCTTTTTTCGGCGGTCCCACGCTTCCATCTGAATTTGAGAATTGGCTCTATTCGCACCCTCAGTAATTCCTAAGAATAGAGGCGGAACCCCAGAGGCAGCGATTATCTCTTGTCGAAGATAGTTCATCAACTCGATGAATTGCATATCTTGGTTGTTTGGGGAAATCAACGAGTGAGTGAGCTCCCCATTTCCAGCATTTAGATAAATATCTGTTTGGGGAGTAGCTTGGCGTAATCCAGCGATAACTCGTTTATTCTGCTCATCAGATAGATTTTTGGAGATATATAGTGAACGAGGAAGGCCCGGGCGTCTGAAGTAAGACGTGTTAAACTCTTGTGCGGCGATCTTAGCTTGCAGAGTGAATAACACGGACTGAAGCCAAGAAATACCATAGGTTCTTGCGCCGATAGTGTTTAGAGATAAATGAACCATCTCGTCGGGATAGAAATCAACTCGACGGTGATTAACTCGTTGGATATATTTTATTGGCGTTCCGTGTTCATCATAATCAATACGCACTGTTGAAGAATCGACGGTTCTAAGATATTGGACTACCCCGTCTTTCCCCCTAACTTTTTCGATATACGCATCTCCATAGATAACAAGAGACATGACGACATCTTGGATAAATGATTGGAAGTTTATCTTTTTGAAGAAGTCTTTAGTGAATTTTACATCCGACTCGTTTTTTCCTTTTAGAATATACCCATCCCCAATAATCGCATCCACTGTGATATCCACACACGCGCGAACGATTGGTTCTTCGAGGTAGGCTCTCCAAATTAACTTATAGGCGACGGGTTGGGGTTGCCCAAACCAAGTATTACGAAAGGATAGATAATCTGGGGAGAGTGCGTAAGAGTTATTTTCCCCGTCTTTAGAAGTATTTGTTTCTCTATGGGTTGCTTTATCTAGGGGCTTAGATGCGGGGGTAGAGACCCCATCAATAGACTTGATTATTTCGGAGAAATCATCCAAACTTAACACCCAAATATGAAGTTCCGATCTATGAGGGGCGATGGGCCTTCATGAAGCGGAGTTCCGTCAATCAACACCACGGAATTGTCAGGGCTATTTAAACTTTCCCTCTTTTGCCCTTTTTGCTCGATAAGTTCGACCCCAACCCCAGCATATTGAACCGCTAACTTTTGATAAGCTAATGCTAGAGAGATAAGCATGTCGTCATGAGAACCCGAGGGAGCGTTCATACGGACCACTCCCATATCTGTAATATCATATTGGTAATACTTAATCTCATTCAAGAGAGTTTCGTTTTGTGCGGAGATCTTAATTCGATGCTGCTCCAAACCAGTCTTTAGTGTATTAATTAAGGAAACTTTCGATGCTTGAGTGAAAGTGAACCCTTCAGCGTTTGGGAGGATAGAAGATATTTGCTCAATTACACCCTCGCCTACGCCTGTTTGGTCGATATGAACCGTTTGAGCGGAGTATATTGTTGCGAGTTGGATAATTCTCTCAATTACGTATGAATATGGTTTTCCATTAAAACGCTCAGTGAACACAACTTTGCAACTCTTTTGATCTGTACCATCAATAACGGTTATCGCGGTATAGTCGTGTATTTTTGCCACATCAACCCCAAGCCAATAGTTATGTCCTTCTTCGGGTTTAATCTCCTCTTGGAAATCATCCATCGCGGTATTAACCGACTCTCCCTTGAATACACAAATAGAGTCATCGACGAACTTAGCCATCCATTCGCAGTCGAATTGAATACTTGGGATTATCGAACGTTGCCGATTAATGAAATCGTGAGAGATATGAGGGTTTTCATAAGAACTAAATTGAAACGACGCATATAACGGGTCGGACTTCTGCCCACGCATAAAAGATTCGTAGAAATAACCTCTCTGCCCGAGTGGGGTTGAAATACAATATAAACCTCCGTCCGTGTCAGCCAATAATGGTGAAATAACATTTTCTATCACTGAGTTAGAAATAAACGCGCATTCGTCGAGATATACTTTGTCTGCTTTGTGGCCACGTAGATATTTTCCTTCATTCCCACCAATAGAACGGGCGTGGATGATTGAACCTGATTTAAATTTTATCATAGGAAATGGAAAAGATTTCTGGGTTTCGACCATATCTTGTAGCATTGTGGATTGAGAAACTAACCGTTCTATCTCTGAGAAAATAATCCTCGCTTGGTCTTGAGATGGCGCGATAACAAACTGAGTAGAGTTTTTGTTTGTGAGCGCGTAGTATAACGCTAAAGCCGCAAACAAAACAGATTTCCCAAATCGACGACCAGCCGCAATAGTTGTGTTCTGTTTTGAACCATCAATTATCTTTCGTTGCGCGGCATGGGGGTAAAAATTCATCCAGTGGGCGAACGCGTGGTAAATAGAAATTTGACCCAATCTCCAACATTTTTCATTAGAGTCGCAAGGTTGGAACTCATCGGGCATCGGTATCAACTCGTTCACCAGAACTTTCCCTTGCTTTTAACTTTGCTCGCAGAATTTCTACTTCTTTTTTGAGGGATTTGGACTCTTCCAATTCTTTCTTAATCTTTATTACTTCTTGGTCTGCTTCCCACGGGACCGCAACTTTTGATTTTTCATCGACCAAATCTCCTTTTTTATCGACGTATAATTTGCTCATTTCTGAAAGAGTGGTTTTGAGTAATTGAACTTCTTTAGAGTCTATACCTTGACCAAGTGCGCGCAAAAGATGTAATTCTACAAAGTACTTAGTAATTAGCTTTAAACGATTAAGTGTGATATGGTCTTTTGTATTGAATTCTATTTTTGTAAATTCTTGGTCGTAAATTTGTTTCCTAAAACCACAACCTTGGTCAGATAAATCGCAGGATGGGCAAGTAGAAGAAAACGGGCAAACACTACATTTTATTCCGTAATAAAAACTAGACTCACTACCGAGAGGCGTATTACCTCGAGTACGCGCATCGCGCAAAGAACCGTCCCATTCATTACTCATTTGGTTCACGCGTCTTTAGACGACTTATTTTGGTTGTTTTCACAATAGATTCCAACGACCCTCGAGGAATTTGGATATCCCCTTGTATTTCTATGGCGTCCACAATATCATATCCGTTTGAACGGAAATAATCAAATGTACGCCCCGGAATACAGGATTTAAGAAGAACCAGTTTTACCATATTAACCCTCGAGAGCTTTGTTTGCCATTTCTAGGTTTCCGTTTATTAGCTTCATTGTCTTTTCGCCCATCTCTTTTTGGTGTTGTAATTCTGACACAATTTGTTTCAAGCGCTCGCGAGGGATTTCGTCGATGATAGTCCGTTTGAATTTATCTGGGCCCAGATAATCGATACTCGTTACTACAAATGAGTCTACACCGGTTTTCTCAATCTTAAATACATCCATTTAAATCACCTTAAATATTTTTAGTAGAATTGCAAGAATAGAACAAATAACTGCTGCCCCCATAAGGATAATTAGAAGCGCAACAAAAATCATTAACCGTGGATGAGTTTTCCAAAAGTCCATTTCGTGTCTCATTTTATCCCTCCAATTCTCGAATTCGGTTTCGGTTGATATCGATTTGCCCCGAATTATATACGTCTGAGTTTTTCGCATAACGCAGAGTTTCTTTCTTACAAGATTTTTCAAATGGACATTTTTTTATTCTTAGTATCCCGATTGCATCTCTTTCAGATTTAAGATAGCCTTTGTTCATACAGTGCATGCAAGCAAAATATCCAAAACAAGGGTGGTCTTCTCTAATTTTTGCGATAACTGCTTTTATCTGGCGGTCTCGATTATCTTTGTTCTGCCATGTATTTCTATCCATAAAAATCACTATTCGGATGGTATTTTTTGGGTTCTCTCTTGGAGCGAAACCGTTGGTTTCCCATCAAGTATGAATGAAAACTCAAACAATATAGCTTCATCTACTAGAGTTTGGTGAGAATTTGGTGAATTGAATAAAATTTCTGTTTTTAATTCTTCAACCCGCGAGAGAAGACGTTGATAGATATTTACCGTAATTTGTAGGTCTTGCGGGACATTAACACGATTTTTTTTGAGGTAATTTTCTAAACATTGTTGGTTATGAAAAATAATCGGACGCCCACGAGTATAACTCATGAATTTTATTCCCTCAAAGCGCACGTCGCAACCATGGCACTTTGATACAACTAAACGTCTTTCCCCCATATACAACCCAAACGCGTAGCGTAAAATAGTATTATAAACTCTTTGGTATATAATAGGTATAGAGATTATAGGTGTGCTTATGGATGCTAACAAGAACGACAAAGAAAATAGACCGAATAATAAGAGATTAACGACGATGAGGGTCTCTAAGAGAAACTTGACTCGTTTGAGAGAAATTGGTATATCTGGGGAAACGCCAGATAAATTATTGAAAAAACTCTTAGATGAGAAAAAGAAGGAGTGATTAGGTATGTTTGAATTATTACTCGCTATACGATACATTTTCTACGCGATTTTGATTCAATCAACGTGCCAGATTCAAGAGTTTCATCAGACTGGGGCGATTGTCATAGATGGAGTTGCTACTCCGATTTATGAATTTTCGGGGTGCCCAGAATTTGCGGGGTATTACGAGGTAAATCATGGTATATTTATCAACGAAAATGTACAAAATAAGACATGGGTTATTGAACGAGAGTCATGCCACGTAAAACAAGATTGGGCTCAAAAACATGGAAAGCCATTCGATTATCTTGAATGGATAGAGAACGAGAAAGAATGCAAACATTATGATACCGACAACTGAGGTGTAGTGTATGATGACTAAAGGTATGTATTCTTCGACAACCTCCGAATGGGAAACCCCGCAAGACCTTTTCGATAAACTCAATGAAGAGTTCGGACCATTTACTCTTGACCCATGCGCTACGAAGGAAAACGCAAAATGCAAGCGTTTCTTTACTATGGAGGATAATGGACTGAAACAATCTTGGGCCGAGAGAGAGAGAGAGTCGTGTATTCGTCAATCCTCCATATGGACGCAAAATCGGTTTATGGGTGGAAAAGTCATACATGTCTGTTAAGGACGGAACAACGGAGATCGTGGTTATGCTTCTCCCCGCAAGGACCGACACACGATGGTGGCATGAATGGGTGATGAAAGGAGAAGTGAGGTTTATCCGTGGAAGATTAAAATTCGGTGGCGCGAAGAACTCCGCGCCATTTCCGAGTGTGATTGTAGTATTTAAGAAAGGATTTTGAGGGGGTCTGATGAATATTTTATTTGTCTGCAACTATGGCCAAACGCGCTCCCCTGCTTTTGCGCGGTGGGTTTGTGAAAACACAAAACACACTGCTGAGTTTGTCGGAACAGATACAGATGAAGTAAACCGAATAGTCTTTTCTAAATTTGATAAAATATACACAATGGAAATGCATCAGGCCAAGAAACTGATCGAGCTTGGAGCCAATCCAAAACTAATACGAGTACTTGGAATATACGAAGTAGATGAGAATCTAATATGCAAACTAGCAAAAATTGAGGGGTGGATTTAAATGTGTGAATATTTTAGTTGCTTAATTACCCGAGAGGGTTTGGTTGTCTGGAACGATAGAACTAATTCTCATGATGAGTTGGTCAAAACTGCCAATCTAAAAGATGAAAAGTTAGAAGATAGAGATTTTGTTCGGATTGAAATAACACCTAAAGACAAAAAGAAAATCACACGAGACAAAAATGATTGGGAATTGAAAGTAGATGAAGAAGGAACTCTTCCAAAATGGTACACTGAAAAGCAAACAGAGAACGAAAAGAAATGTTTTGACGCATGGGCAATAAGTGTTAAAACACAAGTTTTAATTAATGCTGAAACAGCAGATATAACCGACAAATACGTTCTTTGCGCGGGTAAGTCTAGAGTTGCTCTCCATGGCAAATCCTCAGCCAAGCTTTGTGACAACTCCTCAGCTGAGCTTTGTGGCAACTCCTCAGCTGATCTTTGGGGCAACTCCTCAGCCGAGCTTTATGGCAACTCCTCAGCCAATCTTTCTGGCAACTCCTCCGCCAAGCTTTATGGCAACTCCTCCGCCAAGCTTTATGACAACTCGCGCGTGATAAAATACTCTGAATCTGCAAAAGTAAAACTAGAACGCGACACCGCGAGCTATATTTTTGAGGGTAAAATTTACGTGAGAAATAAGAAAAATGTAGAGAAGCAAGGGGTGATTTAGAATGGAAAAACTTGATAGAACTGGATTAGATCGTGCTTGGAATAATTACTTAAAGCAACAGGAAGAAGGACTCAGGCTCTGCGCAGAAGGAGACAATCTCTGTGAAGATGGAAACAAACGAATAGTAGAAGGAAACAAACTTATTGCGGAAGGATACTCGCTCTGGGTTAAGGCGTTCTTAGAATTTAGAGGCAACATTAAGGCAGAAATGGTCGGGCTGCGGAAGTGTACGTTAGAAACGGGAGAAGTATTTGAGAAAATAAAGGAGGATATAAGGTGTAAAGATGACGATGAATGAGGGGATTCTATGACCACAAAAACTCAACGGCTGGAAACAGCAAAGAGGATAATGGCTTGCTCCGACGACTCTCACATCTGCGACCCTCTCGGGTGTGAGGAATGTGAAAAGCAAGAAAAAGAAGCCCTCGCCATCCTCTCCACTTACTCCGCGCAAGTAGTGAGAGAGGCGTTGGATGAGTATCTCTCAAAAATATTTAAAGTGTTCAGAGAAAAACGCAGAGAAGTTGAAGTGAAGAAAGAAGCTCTTGACCTCGAAAAGAAACAAAAAGGACGGCACGGAGCGATGATAAACACCTCACACTTAGCAGCGCGAATAGAAGCACTGTACGATGCAGAGGCGTATATTCGGCGAGTAAGGTATCTAAATGATAAGTGGTCCGTAGAAGATGATGAATCAGATTGTTTTGTAGAAAGACATTTGTGTGAGAATGAAAAGGAGGGGTGATTCTTGAATGGACGACAAAGAAACCGTATCGGCGATTATTTGGCAAAAACACAGTCAAATCTGCTCGAAGGATTTGGCCGCAGAGCGAGCGCAGAAAATCCATACCGGAATTCTCCTCCTAAAACAACGCGACAAGGATCTAGAAAGAATAAGGCTTAACAATAGAAAGATGGCTCAAACTCCCGATTGGGTGTATAAGTCAAAAGCTAGGCGTTTAGCACGTTTGAATGTAAGAGTTGAGAGATGTTGTAGATGTGGCTCTACTGAAAATTTAAATCGGCATCATGAAAATTACGATAAACCATTAGATGTGATTATAGTATGTAGTTTGTGTCATCATAAGATTCATTCGGGAGAAGCTGCGCTTATGGAGTTATTAGGTCTGTAATCAACGTCATACCTGCTGATACTAAGGAATACCTTTATATACCTTTAGGGTGTATATACCATACAGAGGAAAACGCAACGGGGTGTATTGAAATGGCAACTTTGAACGATCTCGTGTCTGCAAGCCTGCTGACTGCTGGCTCTCGGTATGCTTTCCGCGTGTCTGATGGGAAGCTGTATTTCGGAAGCTGTGAGGTGGATTAGATGGGCCTCTTTTCTTTCTTGAACAAGCGCAAACCGATATTCGAGCCTGTGGGGTTGATGGAATGAAGCAAATTATCCTCAAATCTACTCCTGAGAACTGGGAGAAAGAAAAAGATGGGCGCAAACCCAACACTCTTAGGACTAAAGAATCGTTCATCGAGCATAATGAGGGGTTATGGCCTTTACCAGATAGAGTAGTTATTGAGAATACCCAGACGCATAAAGTATTTGGCAGGATGATTACCGATATAACCTTCTGGGAAGGTTGGGTAATAATTAGCTGGAAGCACGAGGCTGATTGAATGACCACTCTCTCTTCCATCCTCCCGCCCAAGCCAACCATCAGGCCAAGGCGCGAGATAACTGATGATGATATGGAGAAATATAGGGAAGAAGAAACGGAGGATGACTAAATGAACTTCGCTGTGGTGAAAGTAAAAACAGACGTAGCTAAAGCGTTTGTATTAGAACACCACTACAGGCGAAATATGCCTAAGCTCACTAAAGTTTGCTATGGTCTTTTCATCCAGAGCGAGATGATGGGTGTGATAACTTTAGGTTGGGGCACTAGACCAAAGAACACCATAAAGAAGATATTTCCTAAACTTAGCACTCCTGATTATTTTGAGATTGGCCGTCTTTGTTTGATGGACGAGCTTCCAAGAAACTCAGAATCGGAGTTCATCGCAAGAGTGGCGAGATTGGTTAAAAGAGAATACCCAAACGTAAAGGTTCTGTTCTCTTTCTCGGACGGGATAATGGGAAAACCTGGGTTTGTGTATCAAGCTAGTAATTTTCTATATTCTGGGTTCATCTGGACGGACATCTATCTAACGAAAGAAGGCTATCTAATGCACCCGCGCTCTGTGAAGTCTTTATTGGAAATAAACGCTAAACAGACTGGGAAAAAGATGTTCTGGTTGAGTGATGAGTTTATGCGTTTGAATGGTATTAAACGAATCAAAGGCAAACAGTTCAGATATGTTCTGCCGATATGCAAGCGTTCGGAAATCAAGAGGTTGATTGAAACGGCGGTTTCTCCTCTGACTAAAGAATACCCTAAAATGAAAGACATTGAATGGAAAGTAAAAACACCCGATGGCTACAGGAAATTAGAAACTATGAAACCAGTAAGGACGTTAAATGCGTTTGAAGTATCAAGGGCGATACGCCTTCTATCCAAGGAGGAAGGGCTGGTTCGATTCCAGCCAGACGCAATAAACAAGACTTTAAATGAATATTAGAGGTGTTTAACTATGGACTTGAAAATTCACATGATGCTTGATCTCGAAACGCATAAGCGCATCGAGAAGCAAGTCGAGAAGATGAAGAAGAACACGATGATTAAGATAGACAAGACCGCTATGATACGGGCTTGCATCCTTAAAGGGCTAGGGGAGTTTGAGAAGAATTGAGGTGTGTTGAAGATGGACGCTCTAGAAAAAGACCTAGAAACTGCAAGACAGCAGGCTGTCGAGAAGGGGGATAGAAAAAGCAATTGAGAAGGGGGGTTACTATGATTAAAGAGGAAATCGGTCTCATCGTCATGCATCCAAAAGCATGGGTTGATCTGTTGAGGAACGTTTATGATACAAAGTTTGTGTCGGGAATTAGCATGAAGCATAGACCAATCCCGTGGTTAGGCACGCTGTATTTCTTTGATAACATTCCAGTATTCATCGACAGAACGACGCCAGAGGATAAGATTTTCCTCTATTCAAAATCAGACTTGGGTCAACTAATCCATCTGGCCACGCATGGGGAAGCGAAGACTCTCAAGGAATTATTAGAGGGGTTCTGATGGGCCAACGCCAAACGAAATTCCAGTTCTGGGACACGGTAGAAAAATGCTGGACCAAGAGAGAGATTTTCATGGATGCCGAAGGCTGCCTCTGGGCCGTCAATCAGGCGAACCCGCGCGCAGTTTTGGACCTCCTGCCGCACGGGCGTTATATCAAACGGCAATTCACCGGCCTCTTTGATAAAAACGGAAAGGAGATTTATACGAAAGATATTCTCAAACTGTGTGTTAAGAAAGAATGGGGTGAGGAGAAGAAGCTAGTCCTTTTCCTTGGAGGATGCTTCTGTATTCTCGACGTTGCTCTCATGCAGACTATCCCACTCAACCACTTTTTTAAAGAACTACATTATGGTGATGAGCCATTCCGAACAGAAACCGAGGTCATCGGCAACATCTTTGAGACGCCAGAAAAATTAATGGAGATGGAAAAGTGAAATGGAATAAAGAGGGAGAATTAACAAAGAATCAACTAGATCTTCTAAAAAGAATTAAGATGGGATAAAGGGGGTTGGCATGAAACAAAGAACATTCAAAGAAGTCTTGCAAATAAACAAATACATTATCGCAAGAGCTAGAAATGCAGTAGGTACAAAACACTTTAAGTATTGGTTTAATAAGTCCATACTAGCAGAGAAGCTTTTAGTAGAACAGAATTATGAATTAAAAACAAAAAAGGTGGTTTGATGGGTTGGTGGGGGGAAGTGTGGTTGAAGAATGGAAACAAAATACTAATAGAAGAATGTTGTTCTGATATTGGTAAAGATGAAATTAAGATTAATGGTTTTGTGCATATTGGAGAACATAATTTAGGATATATGAAATTAAACATCGGGAAGGTGTTTGTGGCTAAGGTTGTTGAGAGTAAGAGTGGGGGGAGGGTTGAGGTGTATAGGGGGTAGGGGGACGGATTTTGGGGGGTTATTTTGGGAGGGGGCTTATTCAGTAGCCCCCTCCCTTTCTTTTTGGAACATGGGGGCAGGTATATGCCCCCATAACTGCGCGTATTAGCCCCAACAAGGCAGTATAAGCCCCTTATGCCCGCTGGGGGTTGGGTAGGGGCCGCTTATACTGCGAGTGTATAGATAGAGCTGCCCACCACCCCCCACAGCCCGCTTGTTTTGGGGCAGGGCAGCACAGGTATTAGTGCTAAGTGTAATACTTATTAATTTATTAATAAAAGTTGGTACCAAAAAAGGAAAAGAGTAACCAGACCTGCGCATAAGTGCGCGCGCAATAGGGTTAACGGGTTTATATGT